TTGTTCTGGTACTTTGTGACCAAGTGCATAATGCCCTTGAACAGGTCTTTAACGCCTGTCTCAGCAAAGATACGCGCTACCATCTCAATCTTGCCAGCCCCAGCTTGTTGCATAGAAGCAACTGCCGCTGCCGTAACGTTTTGCAGGATTGATGGGTCTAAGCCCTGAGAAGCATCAGAAACGCCTGTTCGCTTGCTTGCGGTCTGGTCTAAGTATTCCAGCATTGGGAATGACTGAGCCGCAATAGACTGCACGTTCAACTGTTGCACAGCGCCCTGAGACTTGGCTCGGATAACGCCACCAGCAGTGCTAGTCAGCAAGTCATCTAAGTTAACCTGACCCTCAACAGCCACCACTCGGGCGTTGTTGGTCAAATACAGGTTGTCCAGCATCTGACGCAGGATTGTAGTCTTGATTAGCTGAATGTCGTTTGTACGGTCAGCGAATGATTGACCAAAGAACTTGTGCGGGATTGGAATCGGGCAGATTGAGTAGAACGGCACATAATCCGTTTCTTCCTCGCTCAGAATCTCGTTACCAGCGTAGAACACTTGGCGCAACTCAGCGATGCCGTCACCGTCCATGTCAGCGCGGATATAGCACTCATAGACCTCGATGTCCTGCATTGCAGGGTCAAGGCTTTGTGTGTCCTCTGGCTGCTCACTTTGCTGATAGCGGATAACGCGCTCTGGGTTGTAGGTCAAGGTGTCACCCAAGGGCAAGCCCTCAACTACATCCCTATCGAAGCCCATAGCAATCAAGTCACCACGGCTAATAATGCGGCGGTGGGCAACGAATGGCGCGTCAGCCATCTTGCGCGCCTTCTTGCTGATAATGAACTCCTCTGGTGGTACGTTCTCAATCTGAACGCGACCAGACTTCATCTTCTTCTTGACCGTGATGTTGTGGATGCCGTACACCGCAGGCATACCATCCTGCCCCATAGCAGGCATACCCATCTGGTCTAAAACTGGAAACTCTTGGCTATCCTGCTCGACAACTTCAATCTCCTTGTCGCTCATCAGCATTGCCAACTCGTCATCGGTCAAGCCCTCATAGGACTCTTTGGTGACATCTTCCTTGTCTTCCCAATACGCCTTAACGATACCGTTCTTCTGCAACAGCGCGTCTTTAAACCAATCGTGGAAAATCATCACACCATCGTTGTCTTTCAACAAGATGTAATTGCAATAATCTGTGGCTTGCTTGGCGCTAGGCTCATCGCCGGGAGATACGGGGTCAAACTGGGCAACTTCATCGGATGCGGTAAAGATACGCACCAATGCTGGCAATGCGCCATCAATAGCTTCGGCTACTTCGCCAGTGACGATTGAGGATTTGCCCTCTACCTCGTTACCGTAAGGTTGACGCAAGTAAGACTGCAAAGCATATTTGCGGTCTGCTACGGTTTCGGTTTCAATGAAACCAATGGCGTCATCAATCTCAGCTTCGAGAATCGCCTTTAGTTGATTCGTGTCCATCTTGTTCCTTTGGCGGTCTGCCCCGCTTTGGCTTGTTGTCCAATTGTAAGGCATTTAACATATTTTCCACAACCTGTAAACGCCTTTCCATTTCCTTTAGTCTGGCTTCAGTATTTCCCTGCGGCATTAAGTACATTACACGACCCACTTTGCTGGTTTGTTGATAGATTCACCCCACGTTGACGCTGTTTCATCTAAGCCAATAGCGAGATACCGAAAGGCATCAGAGCCGTGGCTTGACCAGTCATGTAAGGGGCGCTCAAAGAAAATCTTACGCTTCTCGTCGTATGCTCTACGGTAGTTTCGTAGGCAATTAAGTCCAATTTGCACTTGTGGCACATTGAACCAGCATCTTGGCAACAATCGTCGCACGGCTTGGATTCCGTCATCAACTGACATACGCGGTGCAACCTTAATCTCAAGTCCTGCATCTTGTAATACCTCCAAACGGCTTTTGCCAGTTCCAAGCTCCCTGACTTGTACGTCATGCGGGAGTATATGCTCTGCCTTGTGGTAATCGTTATCTCGTAGCCATTTAACGTAATTATCCAAGCCTACTCCGTGGTTTTCGTAGTAGTCGATGAGTCTGATTTCCGAGCCAGCAATCTGAGCCACCCAAATGGAAGTCGAATCACCCATACCCAAGTCCCAAGCCGTAATAGTCCGACATATATCATCCCTCGGGATTGACTGAATATGATTGTCGTCTTCCAGCTTATTGATGATTTGCCCATAGTAGCTACCCTCCACGGCGGCATCAAAGGAACACTCAAACTCTTGGCGGTACTTGTCTTCCCCCATCTCAGCCTTGGCTGCGGCAAGCTCCTTGGCGTCAACCACCCCAGTCTCTGAGGCTTTGAACTCTAGCAAGCCCCAGTCTTTATCAACAAGCGCCCTGTCTCGTAGCTCCTTGAAGTGGTTGTGACCTTTGGGTGTGCCAATGAATAAGCACCAACCCTTGCGGTCTGCTAATGCCGGGCGAATAATGTCTGTCCAGATAACTGGGTTCTGGTCGCCAATCTCGTCCAAGATGACGCCATCAAAGTATTGACCACGCAATGAATCAGGGTTGTCAGAGCCGTACAACTGGATGCGTCTGCCCCAGAAGTCAACCCTCAACTCAGATATGTTGGCAGTCCCACCCAGAGGCTCAACGTACTTTACAAGGTAGTCCCATGCCACCCGCTTGGCTTGTCCGTATGTTGGCGCAATGTAGGCGTAGCGTGGTGCTTCCTTTTCATTGAGGACAGAACTCATTATCAAATGGTTGATAGCTGAGACTGTCTTACCCATCCTGCGATGAGCCACAACGACAGAGAACCGCTTTGAATCTACAAGGTCGTGAATCTGCTGTTGTTGTGTTCTTGGAGCGTACTTGATTTCGATTACTTCAGCCATGTAATCTTCATCTCCACTGGACCGCTGTTCTCTCCAGTATGCTCAGTTCGTGCTAGTTTGGGTGTGGCGAACTCTGCCAGCTTGGACAGAATATCTAATGCGCCCTTGGGGTCTGGCTTGAGTTGGTCGCCATCACCGTTGGCAACTGTTTGCAGCCACTTAGAGACGTTTTCTGCGTTACCCTCTAGTAGGTCATTAACCGTGTCTCTAAACGCCTTGGTAGCCTTATTAACGGCTCCCTTTGGTCTTCCTCGACCCCGATTTGTAAGGTTTGCGGAATTTCCGCTTTCTATTTTATTCATATTCACTCCCTATTGGGTTGGTGAGGTTGATAGGATTAGTCTATTACCACTTGGTCTTGTTTGCCCAGTAAGCGGCGCTCATTTTACCCTTAGATATGTTTTCTGCGTGTCTAGCCTTGAATGATTCTCGGCGTGCTTTGTCGGCACTTGACTCACCTTCCTTTTTTGGTGAGCCACTTACACCTTGTTGACCGAAGCGAATCAGCTTTACCTCGTCACCAGACTTAGCCAATACTGCATGGCTCTTGGTCGGATGGCTTGGCGTCCTCTTAGGCTTGTTGTAGCCAGAGAATTGTTCTTTGCCTCGTTTAATCATAACAAACCACCTTGAGCAATAGTCTCATCGTTGCGTTCCAAGATGTTCAACAAACCTTCGTTCTTTGGGAACACAACAAAGTTTGATGTTCCGGGCAAAACTTCAACACCAAAACCTTCCGCTTGTTTTTGTTGTATGTAGTCGTCCAGAGTGTTTTTGCTACCAAAGGTAATTTCATCCCCATACGGCTTGCCTTTGTATGTGGTCCTAGCCTTATACAAGCCTCTGCTACCTTCATCCAAATACTTAACGCCGGGTATTCCAGCCTGACGCATAGCTTCTGCACCAGCAGCGCGTTTAGCATCCATAGCAACAATTAAGTCACCACCAAGGTCATCCATATTTAAACCGTACTGCTTTGCTAGCTTTTGAATCTCTGGTGTCTGCTTACCAAGCTCTTCATCCCAGTTGAGCATTTTAGCTATTTGCTCGTCTGGCAAGTCAATCTTGTACAAGTTCCCTGCTAGTGGTTTTAAACCTCCAGCTTCTTTAACTCGATTCAAAATAGTTAAATCTTGCAAAGCCAAGTTTGCAGACGGTGAATCACTTTTTGAAATTTGCTCTGCTTTTGCAATTGCATTATCTAAATCACCCCTGTTTGCTAGTGAGCGAACATTTAAGTGCTTCAATACAGATGGATTAAAAACCTCTCCACCAACATCAAACATATCCCTTGAAACTGTTTTTTGGTATTGCTCTGCTGTTGGTCTTGCTTCAGCAGCATAATGACCGTATGCGTAAGCCTGTGCGCCCTCACCAGAACCAATCTTAGTGGGGTCAAATGCGCTAAACTTGTATGGGCTACCGTGGAACACCGTCATACCAACTGGCATAATCGTGGACGCCATATCCAGATAGTCTTGCGCCAACTGGTCAGCCGCAGCTTGGTCTGTTACCCGCAATGGGTTAGTAGGGTCGCCATAAGCTATTTGCTGTAATTGCTCCCTAGCCTTTGCGCGGTCCATCGTCCCTTGAATCGTGCGCTTCATGTCCCCAATGGGGTCTGTTGCTAGTGCGGTGGCGCGTTCCTTGACGTAACTTACAGGAGCCTCAAGCAAGCCACCAATACCGCCTAACAGCGATTGGAGTCCTAACTTCTTGCGCTCGTCTTCCGCTACTTGTGCGGCAAACGCATAGGCTTCTGGGTCGTCAAGTAGGGATGGCATTACTTTTTCCGCTTGGCTTGAGACATAGCAATGGCTACTGCCTGCTTCTGGCTCTTGACTGGTTTACCGTAGCTGGTCTTGAGCATACCCTCGCCATACTCACGCATGGTTTTGGCTACTTTAGCCTTGGCAGCTTTAGGCATCTTCTGATTCGTAGTTCCCATTATCTTCTCCGTTAGAGTAGTCTGAGCCTTCTTCCATTTCCTGCTCGGCTTCTTCCCATGCCTTGCAGGTGCGTAAGTTGTGGCAGATAAAATCCCACTTGGAACACCAACCGCGACCGCCACCATCGGCGTCAAACTTGTCTTGTGGCACTACGTCCATCTTGGCAAGCATATCGGGGCTGTCGTTGAAGTATTCGCAGTTAGCGCACAGGTTACGCTTGGCTTGGTCTGGGCTAATGCGCCATACAACTGAAAGCGCACGCCAGTAATCAGAATTGTCGACCTTGGTTTTTTCGGGACCGAGCATCCAGTTTTTCATCAAGAAGTCGCGTGTTTCTGCGTTCTTCTTCTTTGTCGTCAATGGCTCATCGCCACCTTCAGACATAATTTCAATTGAAAGCAAGCCCATAAAAGCCCCAAGTAGTTTGTGACATTTTATCAAAAAAACGCCCACTGGGGTAGTAGGCGTAAGTTGGCGCAACACCAACAGGAGAACTATGTTTAGTCTACGCGCTCTTTTGCTAAACGTCTAGCCTCTGCCCGGTAGTGTCTGGCAATTTCCTCTAGCCCCTCTTTGGTGTACTTTCTCAGGGTGCTGTCTGCCTCCAGAAGTTCCAATTGATGCTCACCAATCCGCTCTAGTAAGCGTTTGCGGTATTCCACATGGTTGCCTGCCAGCCAGTTATTGCAGTGCTTGCATTGACCGTGGCAGTTATCCTCCGCAAACCTCATGTGAGGCGCGGAACCGACTGAGCGGTAGTGACCAGCGTCGAACGTGTTTGGACCGCCGTCTAAGGGCTTGTCGCAACTAATGCAGGGTTTGCCTGCGTCTCTGGCGCAGATATAGGCGTTGAACGCTGTCTGTGCTTTCTTGACCAACTGGGGTTTCGTCTGGAGCGCATCCAGCTTCAGCTTGGTCTCTTTCTTGTCTTTTTTTTCGACGACCTTACGCGCAACTTTCATCGCACAGGATGGACCACACACGCTCTGCATTGGGCGCACCGGGGTGAACGGCGTCTTGCACTCCTTGCACTTCTTACTCATGGATTTCCACCCCATTCTGAGCGCACCAAGCCATTAGCCACTCTGTAAATTCTGATGCCTGCTGCTTCGTAAATTTTCGTGTTTGAAGACCCAATTGGACAATACCATCCCCTGTCAAATTGGGAATGACTTGCCCCGTATATTGTCCATGTTCTTTTGTGTAGGCATCCACCAGAAGTCGCTTCCAAGACTCTGTATCCCAAGTAGAACCGTGATGTCGGGCTTGTTTAGCTATCTGGTGGATGATGGAATGATACATAGAATTTTGTTCAAGCGAACGATTTTCTT